GAACCATCTCACGGCGGATTTGGTCCGCCATGTCGTCGGTGACACCGGTGAGATTCTCGTAGGTGCGGGCGTACAGTTGTTGGAGTTGCTGCTCCGCGACCGGGAGCTCAACGACGGCCGCGACCTCGTCGGTCGCCTCAAAACCGACGCCGATCTGGGCGAGTCTGCTCTCAGCCTGTTTCCAACCCTTGATGTAGCCGTCGCGGATGTATGGCGCTGTCCAGTGCTCGCCGTTCAGGACCTTCGACCGCGTCTTCGTGTCGGCGAGTGCCTCGTCGATCTGCGTCTCGATCCACCGCCGGAACTCCCCACGACGTGACTGGTCAGTGACGAACTCGAAGCGCTCTTCGTCGTCGGCGTTTGGTGACAGGCCAGAGCCCGGTGCGTCCTGTTTGAGGTGAAGCGCGTCGGTTTCGTAGCCAATCTTGCGGCGGATGCGACCGCGGAGATCTCGGACCCGGCGGCGGACGTCTCGGATGAAATCCTCTCGTGTCGGCAGCGTCCCCGAAGGGTCTCCTGAGAGTTCGGCATTCCCAGTGACGCACTGACTCATTCCTGAAGACCAAACTGTGACTCAAACTGGTCCTGAACGTCTGCGTCAGTGTCGTCAACGTTGTCGTTGGCGGCGGGCTGTTCCTGGTCGTCGCGCTCCGGGAACTCCCCCGTCGCGACGTACCTCTCGGCGCGTTCGCCACGGAGTCCAGGCACGACTGTCTGCAGATTAGACACCACTTTGGACCGACTCTGCTGCTGATCGGCCAGTTCGGCTTCGGACAGCTGCGTGAGGTCCGGCCACTCCGCGAAGTAGGTGTCGCCGGTAGGATCCGGCAGGATGTCCAGCATCCGGAATCGATCAATGGTGCCTCTAGCGATGTACGGAGTCGCGTACTGCTTGCGCCGCTCGGCGATCGTCCCGAAATAGCTCTTTTCGTCCTGCTCGGCCCCAGCCTGCTCGCCCTGCTGATTGCCCCGGAGTTCCCGCTTCGGGATGCCAGTCGTCGCCGCGATCTCGTCGAGGTTTGGCTCGATAATGCCCTCGGGATCGGCGACATCCCCACCGAGGTTCTCGGCCTCCGTGCCCACCGTCTTGATCCACGGTTGTACTCCGTGGTACCACTTCTGCAACTCATCGTCCATGTCGTCAAGATCCGACGTGTCCACCTTCGTCGGGTCGGCGTTAAGGTGGAGGCCCTTGTCGGCACCGCGATAGGCCATCTCGGCGACCGCCCCGAGCGTCTTCTCGATGTCGAGGATGTTGTTCAAAACGGGTTCAACCCGCGGGCGGGAGAGCGTCTCGTCGTCCAGCAGCCGGGTTGCTGGGACGCTGACCGCCCTGGTCCAGTGCACTGTGAGAGTACCCTCTCCGTCATCGTCGTCATCGATGTCGTCGCTGATGTCGATATCATAGGACTTCGGAAGGCCCCAGCGGTCACTGCCAGGCTTGCCGTACTGTATGTCCTCGATCTGGGACTGGTGGAAGACTCGGTACTGGCGGACGGCGTCAAGCCCATCGAAGCTTGACTCGGTGGCGTCGTTACTGAACCCCTCCGGGCCATCGACATCCGACAGCCCAAGAACGAGCAGGCCGTGCTCGCCGATGCCAGCAAGGCGATCGACGCGCGTGGCGTAACTCCAGAGGTCCGTCTCGCTCACTAGGTTCTCGACCGCCGTCTCAAAGTCGGTCTCGTCCTGGTCGGCCGCGTCAACGATGCGCGGGTTGTCCCGCCACGTCGTCAGCGCTGGTTTATCAACGACCGTCCTTGCGTAGCCGTTGCGGAGGTACAGCGTCAGGTAGTCTTTAGCATCGGAGTCTTTCGGCCACCCGAATGTCTCGTAGGTGTCGCGTAGATCGTTGTCGTCGCCGAACGTATTGAGGTTTCCAAGCGCGGCGGCCAGGCCGAGCCGCAGGCCCGTCAAGTCGCTGGCGTTCGCGATCGGACCGCTCCGTGGGTCGTCGCCGTTCTGGGCAGGTTCTGTACTCATAAGTTACCAGACTGGTTTGGGTTTGTCGTCGCCACCATGGGCGTGCGTGAACAGCGCATACCGGACGGCGTCGGGAACGTGGTCAGGGACGTCACCTGACGACCCGACGTGTTCCTCTTTGTAAGACTGAAACTCTTGAATGAACTCAACCAAATCCTCGCCAACCACCAGTCCGGGCCGTCCCTCGGAGTCCGTTTCCAGCCGGCCGCGGACGTGCGGGATACCCTCGTCAAGCGACTTTTCAGCCTGAGTAGCATCGAAACCCGCACGACTAAACTTCTGAATGTGTTCTGGCTCGTGTTCAGCGTACAGCGGACCCTGATCGAGATCTTCTTCGTAGACCCACCCCGTCCCGTCGCTGGGATCGCACAGATCTTCGAAGGGGCGCTCAGTCTCGTAGTACAGTCGGGTCGCCGCCCACTGGTCGAAGTTGGTGGGTCGCAGCTGCACAAGCACACGCGGGTGGCCCCAACCTGCGTCGTAGCCGTAGATCGGCGGCGCCGACATATCGACGTGCGTGTCGATCCAGGTCCGCGATTTGACGTGCGTCGTTCGCGTGAACTGCTCGTAGACCAGCCCCTTCGCAGCTGCGAAGCCACCGTGGAGCGCTTGCTCTTCGCGACCGGTGTCCTCAAACTGCCGGCGGAGCTTCGCTTTGGCGTCCGACGGGAGGAACGGATTTCGGAGGCTTGACTCAACGATAACCGTCATGGTGTCCGCCCACGAGAGCGGTTCATCGTCTGCATCGACCTGCCGTTCGGTGATGTCATAGAACTGGTTGTAGCCGCTCCCGGTTGACGTCCAAAAGGAGGTGTTGGGGCCCGCCTGCGTTCGCTGCCGGCTGATCAGCATCTCGTGCAGGTCGTAGAGGTTGGTGTTGTCGTAGTGGCTGGGCTCGTCCATCCAGATGCGGTGGAACTCCGAGCCCGCGTACCGGTTCCACTTGTCAGCAGAGCCGAGTCGGACGACGTGCCCCGAGACGTACGTAACGCGGCGCTTGTTCTGGTTGTACCCGGCGACGATGGGGCTGTTTTCAGGATCGCCGTTCGCGTCGTCGGGAACGGTGTCCTCACCGGGGAGCGTCTCGAAGAAGACGCGATATGTGGCCGGGCCGCCCTTCTGAAAGTCCGGTGCGAGGACGAGGCTCTCGCCGTGATCAAGCCCCGGCGACCCCTTGCGCCACCCCATGCTGCCTTCGTGAATCCACTGCGCGCCGGCGTAGGACTTGCCCCCACCATAGCCGGTCCGGAGGACGACGACATCGCTGTCGCCAGTTTCCAACTCCTCCAGGCAGCGCTCCTGGTAATCGGCGTACTGAAACTCGATGTCACGATTCGTGCTCATCAGTACCCACCACCTTGCGTGTAACCTCGAACTGCACCGGCCCCCCACCTTTGCCAGCAACCTCGACTTGGTCGGGCTCGCCAGCACCGGTTAATTCGGTCAGTTGTTCGATGATTTCGCGGGCCTCCAGCCGACCGTAGTACCGGGCTTCCTCGTCGGGGAGGAGCTTGACGTCCTGAGGGATGGGTTTCTTCGTGATGAGCTCGCCAGTGTCGTCGTCACGGACGTCCCGGACCTCAATTTTTTTCTCGTCATTTTTGTAGATCTTGACGGTTTTCTTCGCCGTTCGCGAGCGATGACCCGCCGCCTTCAGTTGCTGTTTGAGTTCGGCGACAGCGACCGCCCGGACCTCGGCTTCAAGATCCTCGATCTTGGCTTGGACTTCGTCGGTCGGCCCCTCGCGAACGTATCTATTGATCGTCGATTTCGTGACGCCGAGTGCGCTCGCCATCTCCTCCCGAGAGTACTCCGTGGTCCACTCCCAGTGGATGGCGATCGTCCGGCGCATGGCCGGCGTTCCAACAGGCGCGTCTGGGTTGTCGTCGATGGAGACCCCGTACATTTCTTTATTAAATTTTTAAGCAAACGCCAGCGTCATCGACGTGACAGAAACCGTTTTTGTGTCGATACGCCAGGCCGAGCCCGATCCCGAAACTGTAGCCGACCGCGAACGCGATTGCCGCCCAGTAGATCAGGACGACGCCGGTCATGGCTGAAAAACCCGCATCGCTCGGCAGAACGGGGAACAATATGCGCCATCGCACTGTCAGGGAGCGGTTCACCGCAGCCCTGACAGTGCGATGGCGGGATTGACGGTACCATGGTTCACTTGCCGCCTGGGAGTAGCGCCTCGACTTCGAGGTTCCACAGTCGCCCTACGAGCAAAAACACGATCGCGGTGAAGATCCCGTAGAAGGGTGGCGCGACAGTAGCGACGCCTTCGAGAGTCAGCGCGACCGTGACGACCGACCACGCCGTGACGACGTTGACGGCGACAACCTTCGCTGCGAGGCGACCGTTATCATCGGGCATCGGTATCAGGGCTCTCAGCAGGCACCAGAGTTCGATTCGTGCGCGGTCGCGATGTCGGTGTTTTCTGGACATATCATGCATCTCATGCCCTCCGGGGGATCGAACGCCCCGACGTGCGTGACCGGGTGTGGGTGTTTTGTGGACGACTGTCCCGATGCACGTGCTGCCAGCGAGAGCTCGGTGAAATCCTGGGCAGGGGTGAAGAAAGCGTGTGGTGGGTGGCGCGCCGGATATTTGTGACCCGCCTCCGCGCCGGGCGGGGATAGTTTACCGGTCTGCGTAGACGCTTCGGCCGATTGCCAGGTCCCAGTCGCGACCGTGTTCGCGAAGCGTGTCGAACAGGTCGCCCGTCGACGGTCGATAGGGGACGCTCCCCTCGTGGAACAGCGTCAGCAGCGTCCGGACCAGATTCAGAACCACGGCCTCCCGTTCGGCGCGCTCACAGGCGTCGTCGTGGACGCGGTTGTCAATCGTGCCGCAAGCACATCCCCATCGACCACGAGTCCGACGCCGCCAGTCTTGCTCGTCGTTGACGGGCTCGCGGTCGGTTACGATTGTCGTCCGCTCCGTCGGGTATTGGAACCCAATCACCGCGTCCGTTGCGGTCGGGCGGGCGGGGCCATCGCAGTCTGTGCAATCCAGACGCAGCTGCCCGGAGACGCCGGCCGCGAACTCGGCGCCCATCTCCAGCGCGGTGCTGACGCGCGACCCCTTCTGCGTGAGCCACTCCTCAGACGGCGTGTCGACGTCTTTGACAGTCCCGAAACACGTTGCACAGAATCGGTGGTCGGCGGCGATCTCGGTGCGGATGTTTCGTCCACGATGGCGATCAAAACACTCGGAGGAGCAAAACGAGCCTGCGACCGCCTCCGCGAATCTGAACTCGCTGGCGCACTCGGCATCGGCACACGTGTCAGTCGAAACTGTGGTTGTCGACATGAGTAACTGATCGGTCCCCCGCTTTCAACGAGGTCCCAGGGCGTTACCGTGATCTATCGGATTCCGGAGTGTTATAGGTCCGTAGAGTTGCAAAGTTCGCACTCAACCTGGGTGAGGTCGTCAGTTTTCCGTGACCTGAGTATCAAGTTGCGGTTTTCGAGGGTGTCGAGGGCATCTTGGAGTGTTCGTTCGGGGAGGTTCGTTTGAGCCAGAAGTTCCTGGCGCGTAAGTGTCGGACCATGGTCTTCGAGTGTCGAAAGCACGTACTTGCAGCTGGGCGGAAGGTTACTCGCACCCCTGTCGCACTCAGCCATCGCAGTACACCCCCGCCGTGACGGTTCGCTTCAGGAGAGCTGGACACCTTGCGTCAGCCAACCATGCTGAGCGTACTTGAAATCGCCCTCGACGGAATCTTTGATCTTTGAGAGTGCCCCGATGCGTGCCTCGTTCGGAAGATTGTACCGGTCCTTCAAATATTCCCAGTATACCTCGAATTCGAGGTCTTGCGTGATGTTCAGCTCTGACTCTGGAAGGTGTTTGATGTCTCGCTCGGCAAGGTTTCCAATCGCTGGAACGTGCCAGTTCTCGGCACCGTAGTACTCCGCGCGGTTTTGTTGTATCGCCACTCGACCGTCGGCACCACCGTGGACGGCGTTGTGACAGTCGCGACAGAGTTCGATTCCGATGTCTCGGTCGTAATCCCAGTGGTGGAATTCGAGCGTGGCATCTGACCGACAGAGGGGGCAAGTTGCCATGTGTTTGATTATTGGGAAGCAGCTTGTTAGGTGTGACTGTGCAGTAGCTACAGCGGGACTCCGTCAAGCAGCGTCCTGACCAGCCGTTCCGGGGCATCAGTCGGGGGGACCACCCCCGTCAGCACGGGTTTGTGAACCACCTCGACTGTCAGCAGCGTCTGGTTGGTCGTCTACTGGTGAGTCTGGCGGGGATCTCCGGAAGTGCCACGTATAGTATACACTACGTGCGAGTTCCGCACTTTCTTCACCCGAGAGGTCGTCTAACCTGACCGCTACAAGTTCGACCTCGCCGTGCTCGCCGACGCGGTGGAGGCCATCGTCGCGCCAGACGAACCCACATCCATCGACCTCGCGGTCAAGTACGCCCTGATCGTGCAGTGCTGTGAGATGCTTGCGGACCTGGCGCTCGCCGATCTCGACGTCAGGGTGAGAGGCGATTTCGGCTGTGGTCCACTCGCGCTCGGTACAGATGGCGTCCAGGACCTGCCGCATCCCGTCACTCCAGGTGCGGACGACGCGGCCCTCGCCGGCGAGCGGGACCCAATCGGGCAGCGTATCCGTATGCACGTAGACGACGGCACCGTTCCCGTCGCGCCCGAACCGCATCGCCGCCTGGAGCGTCTCGTGATCCCGCATGTGTTTGAGAACCTGGTCGCCGAAGGACCCATACGAGAGGTCTGTACCCTTCTCGTCGTTGCGTTCGACAGCCCGCCCGGCGTAGGCACCCCATTTCTTGATGTAGGCATCGCCGTAGTGGTTCGACCCGATCACGGCGCCGAGGCGAGTGGTCTTGAACTCGTTGCTCCCGAGGACGTTCCCGTAGTGTTTGGTGTCGTCGACGTACTCGAGGACGCCCCCAGCGTCGTACTCGTTGATGGCGGTCACGCTGGAGATCAGTGCCGGGCGCTGGTCGTGCTGGTCGGCGATGGCCTCCAGGAGGGCGCCGTCCTGCTCGACGTTGACGTGGTCGGCGCTATTGTAGGGTTTGATGGCGTCGGTGGTCTGGACGATATTGAGGTTCAGCACCTCGCGGACGTACTCGGCGCGCTCGTCGGGTGCGAGAATCTTCCGGTCGTTGAGACGCGTCCCGAGTGCGAGCTCCCACATCCGCCTGGTAGGCGTGCCGTCGAGTGCGACCACGCCAGAGGTGTAGTCGAACGCCGGCGTCTGCAAGATCGAGAGCTCGGAGTTGGCACGGTTGAACACGCCGGCGCCGACATCCTCAATATCGGCTTTCTCGAACCCGTTACCGAGATCGTCGCTTGCGAGCAGTGTATAGACCCCCAGCGGCGCCGCGGCGTGGGCGCCCCCGTCGTCGAAGACATGCGCTTCGTCGGGTTCGACGCCATGCTCTTCGAACCAGAGCAAGGCCACGCCGCGTCGCTCCTCGTCAGAGCGGTTCTCGACGAGGTCGGTGTAGTCCTCAAAGGGGATCTCCTCGCGAAGCGACAGCCAGTGAGAGATGGCGCCCTGCAGTAGCGGCCCGAAGTCGGTCTCGTAGGCATCCGGGAACTCGTCAAGAACGACCGTTCGGCCGCTGGTGACTTTGGACTTGTAGGCGTGCGAATAGTGCCCGATGAGGACGTCGAAC